GGCATGGCTGGCATGTTCTTCCGTGCTACGGGATTGTTGGTGGACGCTGTACATGCGGCGGTACTCATGCTGAGCCTAAGGACGTAGGCAAGCACCCATCGATTGCTGAATGGAACAATCAAGCAACTGACGATGTTGAAACTGTAAAACAGTGGTGGTCAAGTAGTCCAGATCAAAACACCGCTGTATTCTGTAGACCTAGTGGATTTTTTGTAATTGACATCGACCCAAGAGCTGGCGGTCCTGACTCGTTTGAAAAGTTTGAAGCTCTCGTTGAAGGAGCGCTTCCGCCAACCGTTGAGGCTATCACCGGCGAATACTCAATTGGTGGAAAGATTCAACGAGGCCGTCACCTATTTTACAGATGTGATGAGAGTGAAGCGCTTGTTGGTAATCTAAAGAAGTCCGGTCTTGGCGGCATTGACATTAAGCATAACGGCTATGTTTTGATTGCGCCGTCGCGTCACTTCTCGGGAGTCTGCTATGAATGGGCGCCAGGTAAGGCGCCTTGGGAAATTGAAATGGCTGAAGCGCCTGAAGAACTTCTAAGTGCGTTACGCAAGCGTGGCCGTCGACCAGAAACATCTCTTGGTGAAGGTGACTGGAGTTTCTTAGACTCAATGGACTTCGGTGGCGAACGAGTCGACGTAGACCGTCTACTTGCTGAAGGAATTGACGAAGGTTCACGCGCGGTAGATATTTACGCTCTTGCTTGCGCGCTTGCCAATAAGTTTCCAGTAAATACTGAGGCAGGGCGTCTTGCCGTTGAAACAATGATGATTCGTTTTAACGCTGAAAAGGTTCGCCCGCCGTTAGAGCTTGAAGGCCCTGGCGGTCTGCTGATGCACGTTCGTCGTGCTATTGATTTTGTAATTAACAATCCAAAGACTGAACGACTCTGGCCCGGTCTGAAAGAATGGGCAAATAAATCTACGGAGGAGAGTCGTGCAAGTATCTCGCAACAAAAAGCAACGTCTAGTACTACTACGTCATTTGCGCCAACCGACCTTCCCGGCACTATTGGTGGCGCTGTGCACAGTTCTATGGTTGACGGTGATTCGCTATCGTCAGCGACTAGCCTCACTAACATCGACGTACCACTTGACCCAGATGCTCTTGGTGCAGAAGAAGGTGGAGAACCCGGTAAACGAAGTCTTACTGACACTGGCAACGGGCGAAGACTTGTTGACTCTTTCGGACCAGCAGTTAGATACACTCCAGGGCTTGGCTGGTTTCATTGGGACGGCGGATATTGGAAGCCTGACGTCGAAAATCTCGAGATGCGTGAACTTGCTAAAAAGGTTGCGCCAATCATTGCGAGTGAAGTCGTTCACTATCTTGACGACGCTGATAAGCAATCGGAAGTAATTCGTTGGGCGCAGCAGGCAAAGTCAAACGCAAGAATCAACGGTGCAATTGAAAGCGCTACCTCTGACCCGCGTGTACACGTTGGCGTTGAGGCTTGGGACAGTGATGAAACACTGCTAGGTGTTGCCAATGGCGTAATTGACTTGCGTACTGGTGAACTACTAAAAGGCAGACCAGATCTTTACATTACTCGTCGTGCTCCTGTTGCATACAATCCCGGTATTCGCAACGTACGTTGGGAACAGTTCATTGACTTTGCGACTGGCGGCGATAAAGAACTGCAGGAATGGCTACAAAAAGCAGCAGGCTACTCACTTACCGGTTTACGCACGTACGACATCATGTTCCTAGTGTACGGTCCGCCAGGTTCTGGTAAGAACACGCTCGTTGAAGCACTTGTAAAAGCAATGGGCACATCGCAGTACGCATGGCCTCTTGACTCAAGTATTCTTGCGCAGGGTGATGGACAGGCGCATGGGTCAGATCTTTATCACTGGGCAGAACTTCGTGGCCGTCGTTTGGTTTGGGTAGACGAACTACCAGAGTCTGAGCGTATGAAGGAAAACTCAGTTAAGAAACTGACAGGCTCATCTGAAATCTCTGCGCGTTCTCCTGGTGAAAAGCCATTTACATTTCAGTCTCGTGCAAAGCTTTGGATTACAACCAACCACCGCCCGATTATTTCTGATGACGCCATGTGGCGTCGTATTCGCCCAGTACCGATGACTAAGGTTCCTGAAAATCCAGACCCGGATCTCAAGCACTACCTGTTTGATCCAGAAGGTGGACTGCCTGCTGTTCTATCTTGGGCAGTTGAAGGTGCAATTAAGTTACTTGGGTCTAGCGCAAGAGACGCGCTTGGTTGGTGCTCCGTGGTGAGCGAAGCCGCAGAAATCTACCGTAAGAATGAAGACCGTATCGGCTTCTTTCTAACGGAGGAAACAAAGGAAGTAGAAGGTGCGACGACTCCAATTAAGTCTTTGTATGCAGTCTACAGAGTTTGGTCAGAGGAGCGTGGAGAAAAGCCGATGACTCAAATTGCGTTTCAGCGCAAGCTCAGTGAGCGTGGTATTGAAATTAACGGCCATGGCTCTCGGGCTGAGATTATCGGCAGAATGTTAATGCCTAGATCGGTGCCAACTGGAGAGGTTGACTGGGGCGTTGCCAGCAGGTTTGCAAGATAAGTCTCTATTTGAGACCTGTTTATTCTAAAGACCTGTGTATTATTTCATCTACAAGGTTTGACGCTTTGGGAGAGGAGCGTCTCAGCCGGGGTGAGCGTCTTAATGACACGGTTTTAAGATTGCTCCTCCGGCTACCTTTATTTATCGAGATAGTTTTTGACAGTCGTCGCGTGCCATTTTTTATCTAGCGCAGTCTTTACTCCGTCTTTATTAAGACGATCTGCGATTGACTTATATGACATACCACTGTCTCTGTACTTTTTTATAGTTGTATAGAGTTCTTCTGAAATCATTGGCTTTGGCCCAAGATCTACTCCCCACTTAAGACCTTTTTCCTTTCGGTCTCTATGCACGTCTCGTTGGCGTTCAGCAATAATCGCACGCTCCATCTCAGCGAGTGCGCTCATGATTGTCACGACGAATCTTCCATGCGGAGTTGACGTATCTAGGTTTAAGTCAAGAAGTACTATTGTCCAGTCGTTTGAACTTGCTCTGTCAACAATACTAAGAAAGTCTTTGGTGGATCTCGCTAGACGGTCTACTCTGGTTACAAAGATTGCTGCCGCATCTCCTGAGTCAAGTCGTTCAAGTGCCGCCCGTAGAACAGGTCTACCTTTGATTGACTTGCCGGAGCGACCTTCTTCTCGAAGAAGTTCCATCTCTGTGTAGCCTGCGGCCTCGGCTGCTCGTCGTAGCTCGCGCTCCTGCGCGCCTAGAGACATTCCGTCGTTGACCTGCATCTGCGTGGAGACTCTGGCGTAGAGAAGCGCGATTTGCTTTTTCTCTTTCTTTTTTGCCATAGCCTATCTTTGCCAGATATGAACTGTTGACCAGCCGTTGGTTTCCTTGATTAAGGTGAAGCCAAGAGAAATAAGAGTATCGATGATCTTCTGCTTGTTTTCTTTTTGGTCGCCCTTGTTCTCGATTTCGAGAGCAACGTACCGCAGTTTGTCGCATGACTTAAGCATCGACCAGTCGTAGGTCAGTTCGGCGCCTTCAACGTCTACCTTAAGAATGGTCGGCTCGCACGATGCTAGAACTTCCGACCATTTTGCTACAGGAACGTTCACAGGCAGACGAGCTCCTCGCTTACGGTACAACGAGTGAAGTGCAGAGCGAGACGAGTCACCGGTACCGTCTGCGTCAATCCACAGGGCGGCGTGCCCGGCGGCCGCGAAGTCAGAATCGTCAGCTACGACAGCGGCGCGTACGCATCGAGCCTTGTCGCCATACTCGCGGACGTTTAGTTGTAAAAGTCTGTAGTTGTCGATGTCTGGTTCATAGACAGTTACGTTGGCGCCAGCCGCAAGAGACATTCTTGTAAACACTCCGATGTGGCCACCAACGTCGATGACTGTGTCTTCAGCGGTAATGTTGACTGCGCCGTACGAGTTTTCTTTTATAATGTATCGGTCCCAGCGATGGTCTCTAAAATAGAATTCCTTACCGTCTCTCCACTTCTGAGACGCAGTCATTGATACTGGATCTTTTACAGTTACCGGTAAAGTCTTTGTCTTGTCGCCTTTCTCAAAGGTTACTTCGTAGTCTCCAGGCGGGACAAGAAAGTTGACCTGAGAAGTTCTCTTAGGCAGGGTTACACCGTCTGGGTTGATGGGACTCCGGTCTTCATAGTACAGACCCTGAGAAGGGCAGGGAGTGATTGTGACGGTGGATCCAATCATGTACTGACCTTTTTCGTCCCTTGCTCGAATGGACATCGGGTACAGACCGTCTGGCCAAGGGTCCGTAGTAACTTCCGTCATAACTTTGTTTGTTTCCATGGCTCTCCGGGTTGTTTTGTACAACTTCTGTTGTATACCTTTAAGGTTAATTGTATACACGCGAAACCCGTATGCAGTAACGCTTTTGGGATTTTTTCTTAGAAAAATCTGAGCGTCAGCCGGAAAAATCTTTTTTGAGGTTATTTTCCATAGAAGACAAGGGTCTAAGCGGTTTTGGGCTGTGAGATGTACTTTTGAGGATTTGCTGTTGTTAGAATAATAAGTACAGCCATCGGAGGGCACCGACGAGCGGCGCGATAAGGAAGCGCCTAACAGAGAAACCGAGGAGACTGAAATCATGAAACAGCTAACTGCATTGCTATTATCTTTTGCAGGAACCGTCACAGTGGGCTCTGGCCCGGTTCACTTAAGTCTGTCTACAGACAAACCTAAGGAACCTCCTAGTACCACCTTGGTGGTACAGGGCGATTCATCACTTTCTGAAAAGACAAACAACGTAAAAGTAACAGTAGTAAGAGCACAGACGGCGTCTACACAGCAGCCGACTGTGTTGACTGCCAAATACAAGTTTAACGAGAGAAGCGCTCGAGTTAAGAAACTTCAGCGCGTTCTTGGGGTGGTCGCCGACGGCCACTATGGAAAAGTGACAAGACGAGCGCACATTGCCAAGCTCAAGGCGTCTGGGCTTTCAACTAGCACTGTTCCGGCAATTACAAAACCTGTGCCAAAGTACAACATCTCGTACGACAAAAATAAGAGATGCCCTCAATTTGAGCAGGCATTCGAAGACTATGGACTGCACCCAGTCGAAGTCTTTTCCTACGTTGCTTGGCGAGAAAGTAGATGTAATCCAGAGTCTATCAACGCGATTTGGAAAAATGGCAAGATCGTCTGGACTCTTAATAGAGACGGGTCGTATGACTCCGGTCTTTTACAGATTAACTCGTCGTGGAAATCGGTGACATCAGACGTATGCGACGCTGAATACGGAAACCTCAAGGTCTTGCGCACGCTTGACTGCAATCTGAAAGTTGCCAAGTACATCTTAGACAATTCAACAAATGGTCTAGGAAACTGGCGTATCTACAGAAGGAGCTAACATGAGCTACTTAACAGTCCTGTCCGCCAAACAAGGTGGCGTATTTTGATTGCCTCGCTCGCCGTTGTGGCGAGCTTGTTGCTGCCAGCCGTGGGGGTTGGCGTGCACTCACATCAAGAAGTTCAAAGTCTTAATTTTTCGCGCGCGACGATTAAAGTAGATTACTCGGCAAAGATAGCTGCGATGGACGATTCGCCTGACATCTTTGACGAGTTGCTTGGGAAAAAGATTCCAAGCTTCCGATACATGCTCTATGTTGCTACATGCGAGACAACACAAAATTGGGCAGACCGTGGCGTCTATGGTGGTGGATTTGGATTCATGCATAAGTCAAACAAAATTCACAAGGACTATGCAGCAGTGCAGTCAACGTGGCTGCAGTGGGGCGGCTGGCAATTCGCAAAGGTTCCGTGGAAAGCAACTTCAAAAGAACAAGCGCTCGTGTGGATTCGTACATACGCAACGGGTTGGGTGCGACCTAACGGAGTGTTTCGCCCGCCGACGAACGTTCCACGTAGCAACTGTCATGACGATTTAAAGATTGGCTGGACAACTTATAAAGGCCAGACGTGGCCGGTACCTGATGATTGGAAAAAGGGCGATCCACAGATCAAACCATGGAAAAAAGATAAATAGTGCTAAAAAGGAGAAGACCCGCCGTCACCTCCGAGCGGCGGGAACTTCCCCCTAAGGTAGCGCTTAGATCTGCTACACTGTGAATTGAACTTTTCCGCCGCAGTTATTTTCCTTTCAGAC